CGGTTCGATCCCGTCTCTCGGTACCAAGTTAATGGAAGATAATGCAGCGGGGATGGTCCTGCGACTGGCCTTGAAAACCAGGTTCTCAGAAATGGGATGGGGTTCGACTCCTCTGTCTTCCGCCATTTTTATAAAGGATATTATATGTACGTAGATTTTGAATCTCTGCTAGGAAAAGTTTTAAAAGAAGTTGATGTTGGCAGTGACAACATTAAGTTTGTTACTGTTGATGGTGAAGTGTACAACATGTACCATGACCAAGATTGTTGCGAATCCGTTACAGTTGAATCAGTTGTTGGTGATGTTCAGGACCTGATCGGTGTTCCACTGCTTGTTGCTGAAGAATCTTCAAGCAATGAAAATCCAGAAGGTGCTGTGGTGTCAGAGTATCAAGAATCGTTCACATGGACATTCTACAAGTTAGCAACTATCAAAGGTTATGTTGACATTCGTTGGTATGGTGAGTCTAACGGCTACTATTCCGAAAGTGTTTCATTGAATAAAGAAGAATAGAGTTTTATAATTGGAACGGTCCTATAATGGTATTAGAGCGGATTGCTAATCCGTCGACCGGTGAAAGCCGGTTTCTGAGTTCGAGTCTCAGTCGTTCCGCCATTTACGGTGACATAGCACAGCGGTAGTGCAGCTTCCTCATACGGAGCAGGTCGTTGGCTCGAATCCAACTGTCACCACCAACATGCGTCCTTAATTCAACTGGATAGAAAGCAGGTCTTCGAAACCTGAGGTTGGGAGTTCGAATCTCTCAGGACGCACCATATATAATAAGAATACATCTCGGTAGTGTAACGGCAGCATGTCGGTCTCCAAAACCGTTGGTGGGGGTTCAAATCCCTCCCGGGATGCCAATGCGGGGTTAGTTTAGTGGTAAAACTAGATCCTTCCAAGTTCAAGTCGCGAGTTCGATTCTCGCACCCCGCTCCATTTAAGAAGTGTACCATGAAAAAAATCGATATAGCGGAAGTAAAAGCTTTCATTGAAGCGCAGGGTCCGGAGACTAAAATCTATATCGGCGCTGATTCAGAAAGATGTAAACGAAACAATAAATGGTATGCAGATTATACTTTAGCGATCGTGGTACATATAGATGGACGCCATGGTTGTAAGATTTTTGGTGAGGTTCAGACCGAGGTGGATTATGATGCCAAGGCTAGTAAACCGTCTATGCGTTTAATGAACGAAGTGTATAAGGTGGCGGAACTGTACCATAAAATTGTAGATTCAATTGGTGAAAAAGAAGTACAGATACACCTTGATATTAACCCAGATGTACGTTATAATAGTAGTATAGTAATTCAGCAGGCAGTAGGTTATATTAAAGGTACATGTAACGTTGTACCGATGGTTAAACCAAATGCTTTTGCTGCCAGCTACGCGGCTGACAGGTTGAAAGAAGTATTAGCAGCTTAGAGTTTTAGCCCCGGTGGTGTAATGGTAGCCACGTGAGTCTTAGAAACTCATGTCGAAAGGCGTGTCGGTTCGAGTCCGACCTGGGGCACCATTCTTCTGGCGTTAGTTCAATGGAAAGAACAGTAGCCTTCTAAGCTATCAATACAGGTTCGATTCCTGTACGCCGGACCATTTAATGTGAGTGTAGCCGAATTGGTATAGGCAGTGGACTTAAAATCCATAATCTGCGGGTTCGAGTCCCGTCACTCGCACCATTTTTTGTGGTATAAATAAACCGTCCTCAGTGGCGGTTTTTCTTTGTCTATATTATAATTATATGATAGGAGTGTGATATGAAAGTTGAGTTTAATTCGTTACATTGGAATAACGTTGATACGGATATGCTGTCAGCACATCAACGTGTCATGGACCATTTTAGTATTCCGATGAATTATGATAACCGTGATGGTCATAATCACGGTATGTGGATGCAGTGGGTAATCAATAACTCGTCAAGTGACGTTATTGTGTTTATGGAACCTGATTGTATCCCTCTCAATAAATGCTACTTAGAGTATATTAAGTATGCAAATCGGAATGAGACATTTGTCGGTATTGCTCAAGTCTCAAACCACATCCCCCCTAAATCTCATATCTACGCCGCACCTGCCTTCTATGCAATCTCTAAGAAAGCATATGATAAGCTAGATCGACCCTCCTTTACCGAAACACGTAGGTCAGATACCGCAGAAGAAATTTGCTACATGGCTGAAGAAAGAGATATGAAGTATCGTGCATTGATGCCTACGTACTTTGAGAAGCCATCCTCTGAAGGTATCTGGCCTTTGAGTAATCTTGGGTATTATGGTATCGGTACGGTATTCGATAATTCGATATACCATCTTTATCAATCCAGAATGGCAGAAAATATTGAGATGTTTGTTAAACGTTGTGATCAGGTTATTAAAGACAAATTTACAACTGAGTCCTTTACTTCTGCTACTACATTTAAATTATGAAAATATTATTTCACGCTAATACAATTAACTACAGAGGTACAACTGTAGCCATTACCGATTATGCAAGATACAATCAAGAGATTCTTGGTAATGAAAGCATTATTACATATTGCAAAACTATCGGACCAGAAAGAGACATGGGCAACGAACCGGCTGTTATTGATGAACTAGAGAAAGAGTTTAAAGTTGTAGGTTATCGGGCTGGTGACTTAGAAAAGAAGATTGATAATCTTCATATTGACCTAGCGTACTTTATTAACTCAGGTCGTAAAGAAGAATTGCCTACAAATTGTAAGACGACTGTTCATGCTGTGTTTCAGTTTAAGGAACCTCACGGTGACCGGTACGCATACATTAGTGATTGGTTATCACAAAAGATGTCTGGTGGTGAAATTCCTTTTGTACCCCATATAGTACAATTACCTGACACAACGGAAAACTATCGTAGTGCTTTTAGCATTAGAGATGATCAAATTGTTATTGGTCGTATTGGTGGTTACTATACATTTGATATTCCGTTTGTAAAAGAATATATTAAACGCTTGGTTACAGATAATGATAAATTTGTATTCCTTTTTGCGGGTACGGAACCTTTTATTTCTCATCCTAATGTTCGGTTTATAAACGAGTTCCATAGCCCGCATAAAAAAGCTAAATTTATTAATACATGTGATGCAATGATACATGCAAGACAACGAGGTGAGAGTTTTGGATTATCAATTGCAGAGTTCTTATCTTTAAATAAACCGGTCCTTGCATGGAATGATGGTCATGATTTAAATCATTTAGATATGTTAAAAGATAGCGGGTTATTATATAATGATGCTGATGATTTAAATTACCTACTGCATAACCTTTCGGACTTCAAAGAAGACTGGACTAAGCGGGTTGAGCAGTATAAACCTACCCCTGTTATGCATAAATTTAAAGAGGTGTTTCTATGACACAATTAGTTTTTAAGAGAGTTACAACGCCTGCTGAGGCTGAGAATCTTCGCGTAGTTCGTAATCAATGTCGTGAGTATATGACACGTAGTACAGAGTTCATTACACCTGAACAGCAGGATGAATGGTTCAAGACTGCGTTTCGTAAATATGATCTATACATTGCTTATGCTGTCGAGTACGGTGTATGTATTGTTGATGCTGGTTTTGGTGTTGTTCATAAAAATGAAAATGAATTTCTTTTAACTGGGGGTCTTGTTCCTGATTATAGGGATAAGGGATTAGGTAAAATTATTTTTAAATTTTTGGTTGATCAATGTCATAAATCATTACCTATTAGGCTTGAAGTATTAAAAACCAATACACGAGCATTTAAAACTTACGAAGGCCTTAACTTTAAAGTAACAGGCGAAACAGATAAAATATTTTACATGGAGTATCAATATGATTCCGTTATTTAAAGTTGCGATGTCTGATCATGCAGCAGAAAAAGTTTCCGCTGTTCTAGCTTCAGGCTTTATCGGGCAGGGGCCTGTTGTAGAGGAATTTGAAGATGTTTTGTGGCGTGTTTTAAAATCTAAGACAAGACCTGTTACAGTAAATTCTTGTACTGCGGCTATTGATCTATCTTTAGATCTATTAAATATTAAACCAGGCGATGAAGTTATTGCTACACCTCAGACCTGTTTTGCATCTAACGTAGGTGCGATTCATCGAGGCGCTAGACTGCGCTGGGCTGATATCGATCCTCTGACCGGTCTTATCGATCCTGTATCTGTTGGTAAACTAGTCAACGAAAAAACTAAAGCCATTCTGGCTGTTAACTGGGCTGGGAAGATTTGTGATTATAAAGCACTTAAAGCATTTGGTGTACCAGTAATCGAAGATGCTGCTCACACCTGGGATGTTTTTGGTGTAGGTGATACTGAACGTGGAGATTATATTTGTTATAGCTTCCAGGCTATTAAGTTTCTGACTACCGGTGATGGAGGAGTTTTAGTTTGCCCATCTGAAATGGAAAATGAAGCCCGTACACTTCGCTGGTATGGCTTAGATAGAACAAAAAACGAATCATTCCGATGTACACAAGATATTACCAAAGTTGGGTTTAAATATCATATGAATGATATCAATGCCTCTATTGGGCTATCTAATATAGGTAAAGCTGATTTTTCTGTTGCTTGCAGTAGACGCAACTCAAAAGACTATATTACAAAAGTAAATAACCCTTTACTTACTTTACCTGAATGGGACGAGACGTGTTCCTATTGGCTATTCAGTTTGCATGTAAAAGCAGGATTAAAGGATCATTTTACAAAGTACTTAGAGAACAACGGTATTGCAGCTAGCCCAGTTCACTTCCGTAATGATATGTACAGCAGTATATCTCAATTCCGAGAGGGTGCTCTACCCGGTGTGACATCGTTTACTGAAACTCAGATCTGCATTCCTAACGGGTGGTGGTTGACTATGTTTGAGCAAGAGCATATAATCAAAGTATTAAATGAGTATACTGGAATATGAAAATTTTAATTATCGGTGGTGAGGGGTACATTGGTACTTATCTTAATAACCATCTAATTAGTCAAGGTCTAGATGTTCAAACCTTCGGTAATAGGAAACAAGATTATAATATTTTAGGGAGAGAATTCCTTCTTCAATTCTCTCACATTGTATTATTAGCTGGTCATTCAAGTGTTCAGTGTTGTAATGGTCCGTTAGATTCACCTTGGAAAAACAATGTACGAAATTTTAAAAATCTAGTTGAAAAAACAGATAATAAGCAAACTATTATATACGCTAGTAGTGCATCGGTGTACGGTGCTAATGATGTTAAACGTCTGTATATTGAAAATGAAATTAGTGTTGATTTTGTAAACAATTACGATCTTACAAAAGTAAGTTTAGACTTATTGGCAATGAAGCATATGTCTGAAGGTAGAAAGCTAGTAGGTCTTCGATTTGGTACTGTCAATGGTAATTCACCAGTCATTCGAAGAGATCTAATGATTAACTCTATGGTGTATTCAGCTATTACAGAAGGTCATATTACTATTACAAATAAACATATTAAGCGACCTATACTTTCAGTAAGAGATTTATCAAGGGCTGTTGAATCGATAATTATACAAAATACTCATTCAAATATCTTTAATCTTGCAAATTTTAATTCAACAGTTGAAGATATTTGTAAGATAGTTAATGAGCATACAAAAGTAGATATTATTGATAACGGGAATACATCAGGTACATATAATTTTGCTATTGATAATACTAAATTTAAAGTGCTGAATATGTTTACATATGAAGATAATATCCACTCTGTTGTTGAGAGTGTTATTGATTGTTATAAAAACAGAAACCCTAAAGTAGTAATTAGAAACGAATATTTCCAATATGATTGATTACATAATTGTTATCTATAAAAATTATGATTTGCTAGAATTGCAAATAGAGAATTTTAAACGCCTTTTTCCACATAAAGATTATAATTTAATCGTTGTAGACAATACACCGGATGGTGAAAAGCAGACTACGGGTGCATGCTTAGATTCTATTATAGATCACTTTGTAAAATGTGAAAGTGTACCAACATTTGATGGTCTTTCCCACGGTAAGGCTATTAATGAAGGCTTGAAATATGTTAAGTCAGATATTGTTGGTATCATTGACTCAGACTACTTTATTCTTAATAAAAATATTCACGATTACGTATATAAAAAGTTTAAAGAAGGGTACAAAGCTATTGGTACCGAATATAACGATGGCAAAGATACAAAGAGCTGGGTAGAAAAGAATCCTGAAGCGTTTAAAAATATTCCTGTCTGCTTCGGAGCATATTATGATGCAGAGTTAGCTAAGTCACATTCTTGGATTATTACTGAACTAGAGGTGAGCGAAAATCGTTCTACAGGATATGTTGAAGTAGGATACCGAATTCGTAAACATATTTTTGAAAATAATATCTTGTCTGAAAATTGGAAGACGGATGCCACTAGTTATGGTAACTGTTATTTTAAAAATAGTGACGGTGAGATGATGGGTGTTCATTATGTCGCGGGGTCGCATAGACGCTGGAGTGATGTATCAAAGGCTGAGTTAAGAGATATTCTTTCTTTAGATTACAGTAGCTACAAAAAGTTAACAAATTGTCTTTGCTGTGGTGGTACTAACTTAGAAGACATTTTAAACCTTAACAACCAGCCCCTGGCTAATAGCTATCTTGAAACCGTTGATAAAAAAGAGTACAGTTACCCTCTAGGTATTAACTACTGTATGGATTGTACCCATATTCAGTTAACGCATGTCGTCGACCCTGATAAACTATTCAAACACTACCTCTATGTAAGCGGTACAACAAAGACGTTGAAGGATTACTTTGATTGGTTTGTAGACTTTACGCGTAAATATACAGAAGGTAAAAAGGTACTCGATATCGCGTGTAACGATGGTACTCAACTTGACTCTTATAAAGAGAAAGGTTTTATTACATACGGTATTGATCCAGCTGAAAACTTATACCCTGAAAGCTCTAAGAAGCATTCTATTGTATGTGATTACTTTACATCTGCTAAACAGTTTGATACAAAGTTTGATATCATTACTGCACAAAACGTATTTGCTCACAATTCATACCCTAAAGAGTTCTTAGAATCTTGTAAAGATGCTCTGGATACAAATGGTTGTATTTTTATTCAGACATCACAAGCAGATATGGTAGCAAATAATCAGTTTGATACTATTTACCATGAACATATTTCTTTCTTCAGTGTTAAATCTTTTTGCGCACTAGCTCACCGAGCAGGGCTAAATGTTATTGACGTAACCCGTACACCTATTCACGGTACGAGTTTTGTATTTGTGTTATCTAAAAACTTACCTGATCAATCTGAAAAGTTTATTGCAGAAGAACAAACACTTACCTACCGTATCATGCTTAAGTATGCAAATAACTGTATACGTATTGCTAAAGAAACAAAAGCAATGGTGGAAGCATTGCAAAAACAAGGTATTAAAGTTATCGGGTACGGGGCAGCTGCCAAGGGTAATACCTTTCTTAACTTCTCTAAGTTTAATTTAGACTATATTGTAGATGATAATCCTTTGAAGCACCGTATGTTTAGTCCAGGCTCTAAAATACCAATTCTACCTCCCGATACTTTGTTTGATGAAGAGGGTGAAATTTGCGTTGTACCTTTGGCGTGGAACTTCTTTGATGAGATTAAATCTAAAGTTCTTTCCCGTAAATCTAATAAAATTAACTTCTTAAAATACTTTCCTGAAGTAGTATGTACAAGACAATAATTTCACATTTTTATAATGAAGAGTATTTGCTTCCTTGGTGGCTAGAACATCATAAGAAGTACTTTAATCATGGTATAATGATTAACTATGCCTCTACTGACAACTCCGTAAGCATTATTAGACATATATGTCCTGATTGGACTATTGTAAATTCTAGAAATCAATTCTTTGATGCAAAACTAATTGATGATGAAGTATCTGATATTGAGAGTACAGTTACAGGTTGGAAGACTTGTCTTAATACGACCGAGTTATTGGTTGGCGATTATTCTTTAATGAATAGTATACCAAATCAGGAAATCACGGTACCGTGTTTTATAATGGTAGATGCAGAACCAGAGATTTTACCCTCATACACCAAACCGCTTATAGAACAAAAATATCATGGTATTCATTATCACGGTAGAGATCCTCTAGCAAGACGACCTAGACTAATTCATAATAAGCCCGGGGTATCGTACCCCCTTGGTAGACATTACCCTAATTTTAATACTGATAAACTTAAAGTTTTATGGTATGGTTGGTCACCATTTAACACGAAAGCATTAAGTCGTAAATTACAAATACAGAATAGAATTCCTGAGTCAGACAAGGCAAGAGGGTTTGGTTCGCAGCACATTGCTGATGAAAATAAATTGAATCAAATATTTAAAAAAGACTATTTTCCGTTTGCTGTAAATCTTAAATCTGAAATATAAATAAACTATTATATAAGGTGAATATGAACATAGCATTAATTTTTGCAGGTATATCATTCGGTCATAAATCAGAAAGAGATTTTAATCATTGTTTCCCTAACATTGATCGTAACTTAATTCAACCTCTTTGGGAAGAACACTCTGTCTACAAATACGTTGCAACGTATGATAATGATAGAATGGATGAAGTTACCAGACTCCTTAACCCTAAAAGACTTGCTTCTATACCTTTTGAAGGTAGTAAGCAAAACCCAACTCGTGCGGCTGCTGTTAAGCTTACAGGGGATGATGAGCGTATTGATTTCTATATTATGTCAAGGTTTGATGTTCATTACAACAAACCTTTAAAAGACTTTAACATAGACTGGGATAAATTTAATTTTGTTTCTCGTGAGGGTAACGGGTATTGGGAAAGTCAGCAATTTGTAGGTGATACTTTTTATGCCTGGCCGAAACGTCTTCATAAACAAGTGGTAGAAGGATTTGCAGAGCTTGCTAAATTCGATCCTAACCACATGCATAACTTTTACTCTATTCTTGCACCTATCATGGGTGCAGAAAATATTCACTTCATGAGTGAGGAACCTCAATTAAGCGGTCACCTGTTAACAAGTATTTGTACAAGAGATTACACAGACCGCTTACGTGGTAAGATACCAATTAACGAAGAAATCTTAGCTAGATTTCCATAATAAGGATTTAAATGATTAATATAGTTATTCCAATGGCCGGTAGAGGTCAACGATTTGTTGAGAGTGGTTATGATAAGCCTAAACCAATGATTGACGTAGTTGGCGTTCCAATGATTAAACGTGTCATTGATTCGCTTACGTCTAAACACAGTGAGTGTAATTTTATTTTTATTGCATTGAAAGATCATTTAGATAACGGGCTTCATGAATTTCTTGAGCAACAGGGTACAATCATTCCTTTGGATATTGTTACTGAAGGTGCTGCATGTACTACGTTAATGGCACTACCTTATATTAATAATTCTAAGCCGTTAGTTATTGCAAACTGTGATCAATATCTTGAATGGGATTTTGATAGTTTTTTAGAGCATTCTAAAGACCGCGATGGTTCACTGGTTGTGTTTAATTCAACCAACCCCCATCATAGTTATGCTAAGGTAAAAAAAGGTCAAGTTATAGAAGTAGCTGAAAAGAAAGTTATTTCTGATAAAGCTTGCGCAGGTATCTATTACTTTCGACATGGTAATGAATATATTGAAAGTGTAATTATGATGATTGCTAAAAATATTAGAACTAATAACGAGTTTTATATTGCACCTGCATACAATGAGTTGATTGCAGGGCAAGGTAATGTTTCGATATACGAAGTCGATGTTAACAAAAAACATATGCTTGGTACACCTTATGAATTAGAAATCTTTTTAGATAAAGTTGAAAACGGAGACGTTGTATTATGAAAGTATTGATTTTTGGTAAGAGTGATATAGGTGAAGGTATTAAACAACTTTACCCTGATACTGTAAACATTCCAAAAGAAGAATGTGACGTTAGAGATGCTTTACAAGTACGTAACACGTTAGAGAAATACAAGCCTGATGTAATTGTTAACTGCGCGGGTATCTCTCATGTTCAAGTTGTAAGAGATTCTAATATTGATTACTGGAAAGAAGAAATTGATGTTAATTTAGTTGGTAGCTTTATTGTTGCTAGAGAATCAATTAACTCTGGGGTTAAAACTATGATCTTTATTGCATCGGTAGCCGGTATGTACGGTAAACCTGAGCACAGTGGTTACTCTGCCTCCAAGTCTGGAGTTATTTCTTTTGTACAGTCTTTAGGGTTTGAAGGTTACGATGCTTACTCTATTAGCCCTGGGCGCGTAGATACTAAAATGAGAGAAAACGATTTCCCCGGAGAAGATAAGCGAACCAGATTATCGACGTTACAGGTTGCCGAAATTGTTAAAGAATGTATTGACGGAAAGTATAAACCAGGTGATAATGTAATTATACGCAAGAGAGGATTTAGAAAACTTAAGCGTGTAGATCAAGGTCAACCTTGGAAAAAATATCTTAACGTTCAACCCCTAGGTACTCCGAAGATAATTTAATATGAAAATAATTTGCCATCGCGGCAATACGTTTGGATCTGATCCAGATAATGAAAATAAACCTGAAGTAATCGATTATTGTATTCAACAAGGATACGATATAGAAATTGATCTTTGGGTTCATAATAATGATCTTTATCTTGGACATGATGAACCGGTATTTCCTGTCCCTATGGACTATCTTGTATCAATGAAGACAAGATTGTGGATCCATTGTAAGAACCTCCAAGCAAGTACAGAGTTGTTTAGGTTCAGAGGTTTTAATTATTTCTTTCATGATAAAGACGACTACACTTTGACTTCTCAAGGAAATGTCTGGACTTACCCTAAGCCTCAAAACGTATTTTCTTATAATCAAGTTCTTCTAGATTTCTATCCAAATGTAGATTTCGAAAAGTATAAGCTATTAGGTATTCACGGGGTGTGTGTTGACTATGTCTAAAATATCTATTTGTTGCCCAGTATACACAATGAAAAATAAAACTGCTGAGAGATTCTTAGTAGAATATCTATCTCATCTAATGTATCAGACGTTTAAAGATTTCGATGTTGTAATCTCAGATCAAAGTGATGGTGATAACCTTAAAACCATTTGTGATACATTTTCACACGTTCTAGATATTAGGTATATTAAAAATACCAGTAATAAAAAGAATGCTGCCAATAATGTAAACAATGCTGTCAAGTATGCGACAGGGGAAATAATTAAATTACTTTACATGGATGACTTCTTTGTAGATCAAAGCGCATTACAAAAAATTGCAGATGCATTTGATAACAACCCCCACGGTAAATGGTTTATATCCGGGTTCACTCATAGCAATGAAGACCGAACTGAGTTCTTCGATACTAGGCAACCGTGGTATGAGAACAAATACGTTAACGGAGATAATACTACTGGTAATCCTTCTAACTATGCAGTAAGAAATAATTGTGCTTTAGAGATGGACGATGATCTGCTTTGGATTGTAGATGGTGAGTATTTCTATCGCTCATATTACTATCACGGTGACCCAATTAAGCTTGACGACGTGCTGGTCTGCTTTAGAGAACATGGTTCCTCTGCCTTTCGGGATCCAAAGTTTCAAGAACTGGATACAAAAGAAAGACAGTACTGTATCGACAAGTATAACGGTACCATGCCAACGAAAGAAGTAGCACTGAACTGGAAATGATACTATAATATATAATTATGAGGACTACATTATGAAAATTGGAAGTGAAACTATTGCGTTGCTAAAGAACTTTGCATCTATTAATACGAACATCGTATTTAAGGAGGGGGATGCAGTAAGTACTATCTCTAATGCTAAGAACATCTTTGCTAAAGCTACTATCAAAGAAACTATACCTAAAGAGTTTGCAATTTATGATTTAAACTCTCTTCTGGCTATGTGGACGTTGACTGATAGTCAAGAGATTGAATTCGGTGATAAGTGTATTGGTATTACGAGCCCGGCAGGTAAGTTTGAATACTACTATTCTAATCCTGAGATTGTAACTGCTGCTCCTACTACTGAGATTGAGCATATCGATGTTTATAAGTTTAAAGTAACGGCTGAAGATATTCAGATGATTATGAAAGCGGCCGCTATTACTGGTGCCCCTACTGTATCTGTTACTTGTAAGAGCCAAGCAGTTGTATTATCGGTAAGTGATCGTAAGAATGATACTGCATCTAACTTTAGGAAGTCTCTAGGTACATCTTTTGATGACTTTGATGTCTTTATTGCAGTTGAGAATTTAAAAGTTATTCCTGATGCATATGATATTACGGTTGCTAAGACTCCTAATGGCAAAGCTAAGTTCCTTCACTTTAAACACGAATCTAGACAATTACAATACTGGATTGCAGCAGAACCTGGTTCGGTAGTTTGAGGGTAGCATATGAGTGAGCATTTTATCTGGGTTGAAAAATATCGCCCTAGGAAAATTGACGATTGTATCTTACCTGAGTCTCAGAAAGAGTACTTTAAGCAGATGGTTGCTAAAGGTGAGATTCAGAATATGTTGTTATGTGGTTCCGCAGGTACGGGGAAGACTACAGTAGCAAGAGCCCTGTGTGAGGAGCTTCAAACTGACTATATGATTATTAACGGATCAGAAGAGTCAGGCATTGATGTATTGCGCACTAAAATTAAGCAATTTGCCTCCACGGTCTCTTTTAGTGGTAACACTAAGGTGGTTATCCTTGACGAAGCTGATTACTTAAACCCTAACTCTACCCAGCCTGCATTACGTGGTTTTATCGAAGAGTTTGCAAGCAATTGTCGCTTTATTCTAACTTGTAATTTTAAGAACCGAATTATCCCGCCCTTGCATTCCAGGTGTGCTGTAATTGAGTTTAAGATTCCTAATGCGGATAAACCAGCTATTGCTGCTAACTTCTTTAAACGGGTGTGCAGTATACTTGAGCAAGAAACTATACCGTTTGATCAAAAAGTTATTGTTAAGATTGTTCAAAAGTACTTCCCTGACTTTCGTAGAACGTTAAATGAGCTTCAGCGTTATTCTCAATCCGGTTCTATTGATGAAGGTATCTTAGTTAGTGTCAGTGAAGCTAATATGAAAGAGCTGGTTGATGCTATTAAAGAAAAAGACTGGAAGAAGATGCGTGCATGGGTTGTTAATAACTTAGATAATGACCCTGTATCCTTATTCCGTAAGATCTATGATACCTTTGTACCGTTAACTAATCAAGTACCGCAACTAGTTCTAACGATTGCTGACTATCAGTATAAGTCCGCATTTGTAGCTGATCAAGAGATTAACTTGGTTGCATGCTTAACTGAAATTATGGCATCTGTGGAGTTAAAATGACATCATTAATTAGTGAACATTATTCAAATGACAGACAAAAAGTTGCAATGGTCTTGGGCCGAGGAACTGGTTACAGAGTAGTTTGTCTAGATAGTTATTTTGAAACTGAAAAAGAAACTTTTTTTGACGTACTTGATAAGGCAGAAGACTTTGCTGAAGATTGGGTATTATGAATGAACTATTAAAACCTACATTTGATTGGATTCACGATGATTACAGAACTTATCCTTTGCGTTTTTGTGTTGAGTTGCTCGCTTGGGCTGTTAGTATCGGTTGCTCAATTACCATGGCCGCCACAGTTCCTAACCCTCCTTTACTTATTCTATATCCTGTCTGGATTAGCGGCTGTGCTATGTATGCTTGGGCTAGTTATACTAGGAAATCATTTGGCATGCTGGCTAACTACATCCTGCTCACTACAATCGATACAATTGGTTTAATTCGGATGGTGTTCTGATGTTTGGAGAACCTAAAGTAGAGATAGTTATTGAACCGTATAAGGCACCTGCTATCTCACCTTTTGAATTTATTAATGCGATTACCTATAATAAGAATGATCTTATGGTAGATGATTGGGCTGAAAAACAATATGCTCCATACATTGTAAATAAAGGACTTTCGTACGGCGCTGATACCGTAATCCAGGCAAATGAAATGAATTCTAGACCTCATCTCGATAAGAAACTCCAGTTCCACTTTCTAATAAATAATATTAGGCCCAAGAAACGCTATAACAAGTGGATCAAAGCTGAAAAGATTGAATCGATAGAAGTAATAAAACAATACTATGGTTATAGCACAGAAAAGGCGCGCCAAGTACTTCCCCTTCTAGATCAATCTTGGATTGACCTGATAAAACAAAAATTAGAAAAAGGTGGAATTAATAATGTCAAACGAGTACTTCAAGATTGACTTACCTGGATATGCGCCCCTAGAAGTCCTACTTGTTCAACCAGATGATTTTCTTAAGGTAAGAGAAACGTTAACCAGAATTGGTGTTGCCTCAAGAAAAGATAAGATTCTTTTTCAATCTTGCCATATTTTACATAAACAAGGAAAATACTATATCGTTCACTTCAAGGAACTCTTTGCCTTAGATGGAAAGCAGACCGACTTAACAGATAACGATCTAGAACGTAGAAATACAATTGCCAAGCTCTTATCTGATTGGGAACTTGTAAAAATTATAGATCCTACTAAATTTACTGATCTTGCACCTCTATCGCAGATTAAAGTAATTGCTTACAAAGACAAGCACGAATGGGATTTACAAACCAAGTATAATATTGGTAGTAAAAAAAGAATAGATTCTAACGATTAATCGTATAAATAATAATATCCCCGGGATGGGAACGTTACAGGCTCTTCTACCTTAGGAGCGTCTAAAGCCGGTGCAACGATAAGGCACCCCAGTAGTCGGTAAGCTGGATTAATGATACGCCTTCGGGGTATCAAATTTTAAACTCGCTTAATAGGAGAAACTATATGTTTTACGCAAACATGGCTATCGATTCAATTCAAGACGCCAAAATCACCTTCCTCAAACAAACCGTACAGGAAGATTCCCTTAAAAAACCTTTAGTTGATTTTGTTGAGGCACAGCGTGTCTTTACAAAGCAAATTGCTAAATCTGCTAGTGATGTAATAACACTAACAGCTCAAACATTTGCAAATACAATTACTGGTATTACAAAAAAGGGAGCTTAATATGACACATTTATCTGTATTTGGTCCAGGTTTCAAGGATTACGATAAATTCTTTGTTGGTTTTGATGATCAGTTCACCCGTCTTGCTAAAATGCATGACGACATGACAAAAAACATTCCTAACTACCCCCCATACAACATTAAAAAGACAGGCGATAATACTTACGTTGTTGAAGTAGCTGTTGCTGGTTTTGCCAAGCAAGATATCGAGATCGAACTTGCTGATGGTAAGATGTTGATTAAGGGTAATGTTCAGTCAAATGAAGCTGAGGAAAATTTCCTATTTAAAGGGATTGCTAATCGGGCTTTCACTCGTACTTTTGCACTCGACGATCAAATCGAAGTTCAAAATGCTGAAATGTTGAATGGTATGCTTAAAGTATTTTTAGAGCGTATTATTCCTGAGCATAAAAAGCCAAAAAAGATCGAAGTTAAAGATACTTCTGAAGACAAACCTAAAAAAACTAAACCTCAACTACTTACAGAAGATCCACTAGATCGCAACCTGTAATACTAAGCCCCTTCGGGGGCTTTTTTAATTTATACATAAGCCAAGGAAAAATATGTTAAAAAAAATACTAAATATAATGTACGAAGTTAGAAATGCAATACGAAAAGGTCGAGTGAGACATCCAAAAGGGTCATGAATATACTATCACTATTACCTGTTAGGAAAAACGACTGGTATATTCAAGCCAGCGTCTTCGATGACCAGATAATAGTGTTTTTTTATAACCCGTTAACACTTGCATATTTTTTTAAAATCTTTTATAATGAAGATCTAGCATATATTTTTATTGAGGAACTAACTAATGATTAAAGTTGTAAAATTAATTACAGGTGAAGAATTAATTGCAGATGTAACGAGCGGGGATGTTACTATGACCTTAAGTAAGCCATGTTCCCTTCAAATGGTACCTTCTCGAAAAAACCCAGATCAGCCTATGATGGGGATGTTCCCGTATGCGGCTTATACAGAAGATCATTGCATTGATATAGATATAGATAAAATTATCTGGGACGCGAAACCAATTAAAGAACTGTACAATCAGTATAATTCAGCATTTGGTTCAGGTATTCAACTGACTGGTCTATAATGTATTATGAAACCGGTAAAGAAACCTCATCCAGTAACGCTATTTAACCCAGTTAATTCTGAAGAATGGATTTGTGAAGATTTTAACGACACACTCTTCATTGATGGGGTAGAATACGTAAAAGTACGCAAACCCATTATGCAACGAACTGTATTAATGCGTAAGGAAGCGTTACGTAAGAAGTAACGGTTGCATTATTCTCTAAAGAGTGTATAATATGTATACTAACTAAGGAAATGTAAATGAAAAAATTACTCATCGTTATTACAGCGTTACTGTTATCTACTAGTACCATGGCGCAACACCATGGCCACCACCACGGTGGATACTACGGTGGCGGTAATTGGGTGGGTCCGTTAATTGGGGGCATGGTATTAGGTACTGTGATTGCAAATTCTCAAAGACAGGTGATTGTACAGCAACCCCCTATTATTGTACAGCAACCCCCTATTATTAATTATCCTATGCAGAATTACTACTCATGCCTTGTGCAAGTTCAAGATCCTTACACAGGTATCATTAGAAACGAAGTTCGTACTTGTATTAATTAATAACTCTTACTATACCACCGGGCCCCTAGCTCATGTTGGTTAGAGCAGTGGACTCATAATCCATTGGTGCCGTGTTCGACTCACGGGGGGCCCACCATTTTGGAAATAATATGGAAAATAAAAAGTATATCTTAGATGTAGTAGATGCTGAAGATGGTTCCGGTGACAAAATGCTTCAGTTTTCTGAAGAATTTTTAGCTGAGCATGATTGGCGTGTTGATGATGTTATAAACTTTGACATGCAAGAAGATAAAACATTTATTATAAAGAATAAAACCTGGGAAGAAAGAAATGAAAGTCTACCTAAGCAAATACCGCTACCACTGGATCAGCCCCTACAAGATTCTTGAGAAAGTCTTTTTCTGGCGGGAAATTGATTACGATGAGCCGCTTATTGATAAGCTGAGTAATATACTTCAGCCTTTTTGTGTTGGAGTTCAAAAGATACTTGATACAATTCACCCTAAAATCGATTACGTTAAAATTGATAAATGGGATACTTGGAATATGGATACTTCACTTTCCCAAATTATCCTACCTATGCTTAAACAACTACAGGCAACAAAACATGGCGCACCTTTTGTAGAAGACGAGGATGTACCTGAAGGATTAAACCTTCGTTCGACAGAAGCACCGGCTAAAGAGAACGAATGGGATACAGATGAAAACTGGCATAAGCGTTGGGATTGGGTCCTAGGAGAAATGATCTGGGCCTTTGAGCAACTAACCTCTGATTGGGAAGCTCAATTCCACACTGGTGAAATTGACAGGGTAACTACCCCAGTTGCCTGGGATGAGAACGGTAAGCCTACTATGTACAGTTGGGATAAGGGCCCTAACGACACAAGTGAATTTGATAGCGAAGGCTATAGGAAGCATAGCGAAAGAATTTCAAACGGTCTAGTTTTATTTGGTAAATACTACAGAGGACTTTGGGATTGAGTATATTAGTTATAACCCCTACTACAGGATCACCTGAATTAGCTGATGCTGTATATTCGGTATTAAATCAGACAAACAAAGATGTAGAACACCTTCTAGTTGTAGATGGTGTTGAGTTTTCATACAAGGTAGACAAGGTATTAAATGATGCGAAAATTATTACTGGCGGAAAAATTAAACGAGTTGACTTACCGTTTAATACCGGTAAAAATGGCTTTTATGGCCACCGAATCATGGCTGGGTTTGGCCATCTTATCGATCACGACTATGTTCTCTTTTTAGATCAGGATAACTGGTTCGAACCTGGTCATGTGGATTCACTTATCAATATTATAGAGAATAAAAACCTAGATTGGGCATATTCTCTTAGACAGATTTTTGATAAAGATAAGAATTATATTACTGTTGATAATTGTGAATCTCTAGGTCGTTGGCCTGCATGGGTAAACGAGAATGCTCATCTTATAGATACAAGCTCATATTGTTTTAAGACATCATTTTATAGGCAAGTATGCCATATTTGGGATTACGGGTGGGGTGGTGATAGAAGATTTTATACCATTTTAAAAGACCATATCAAGCACGATAACTATGCATGTACAGGTGAGTTTACTCTTTCATACCGACTAGGGGGCAATGAGGGCTCTGTTAATCGTGAGTTTTTTGATGAAGGTAATAAAAAGATGCATGCAATGTATGCAGGTAAGTTTCCATGGCTTGAGAAGTAAAATGAATATATTAGTAACAGGTCATAGAGGCTTCATAGGTCAGAATCTCGTACCTCATTTAGAATACGCTGGCCATACTGTGACTGGCTTTGAATGGGGGGATGTATTACCTGATATTGAACAGTATGATCAAGTCATTCACCTGGGTGCTATTTCTTCTACTACTGAACGTAATGTAGAAAAGATTATTGCTCAAAACTATAGATTTAGTTGTAACTTACTGGATCTTTGTATTTCATATAAAATACCATTTCAGTATTCGAGTTCAGCATCGGTATATGGTTTAAATCAACAATTTACAGAAACCTCTCCCGTAGATCCAAGAACACCTTATGCGTGGTCAAAATATATGTTTGAATTATATGCTCAAGGTAAAGAGGCACAGGGATTCAGATATTTTAATGTTCATGGTCCTCATGAAGATCATAAAGGCTCACAGGCTAGCCCCTACCACCAGTTTACAGAGCAAGCACTTAATACAAGAGTAGTTAATGTATTTGAGAATAGTGAAAACTTTTTAAGAGATTTTGTACCTGTCAAGACTGTTATCGATGCACATATTCGTTTTATGGATTTAAAGGTTAGTGGTATTTGGAATGTAGGTACAGGTAAGGCTAAATCGTTTTTAGATGTAGCTGGTGAGATTGCAGAAAGGTATAATGCTAAAATTGAATATATTCCTTTTCCCGATCACCTTAAACACTCCTATCAACGCTATACATGTGCTGATATGACAAACTTTAATAAGGCATATTCAGGTGTCTAAGTCAATATTTGTTAATGGTACGTTTGACATCTTACATGTTGGCCATTTAGCACTTCTTAATTATGCTAAGAGTCTAGGTGACAAATTATTTGTCGCTATTGATAGTGATGATAGAGTCAGGCAGTTAAAGGGATCGACTAGACCAGTTTATGATGCCTTCCAACGTAAGACTATGTTACTTAATCTTAAAGCAGTAGATGAGGTTGAAATCTTTAGTAGTAATGAAGAACTTGAACTGTGGATTAAACAGGTTAGACCTGCTATAATGGTAGTAGGTAGTGATTGGCGAAATAAGACCGTAATAGGTAGCCAATACGCTAAACGATTAGAATTTTTTGAACGCATTGATGATTACTCCTCCACTAAAACCATTTCAAATATTATTAATAGGTGATAGTTGTATTGATGAGTACCAGTACGGTACCGTTGATCGTATCAGTCCGGAAGCACCTGTACCTATCTTTAAATATCTTCGCTCTGAAGAGAAACCAGGTATGGTTTATAATGTAAGAAATAACTTAGAAAAGTTAGGATGTCGTGTTACCCTACTTACACGGGATCCATCTAGAAAAATTAGATTAATAGATAGTAGAACAGGTCATCATATTACGCGTATTGATCGTGACATAGTTGCAGTTCCTGTTGATGTTATGCTGTTTTCATCTTCTGATTATGATGCTATAGTTATTTCAGATTATGATAAAGGTGCTGTGACCTACGGGTTAGTGGAAGATCTAATAAAAACTTCTACCTGTCCAATTTACATCGATACAAAGAAAAAAGATCTAAAGAGGTTTGAAGGTGCAATCGTAAAGATTAATAGTTTAGAAAATAGCCTGGCTATTTCTTATCCTTCAGAATTAATTGTAACACAAGGTAAAGATGGCGCGCGGTATAAAGATACAACTTACCCTGCTCCGTTTATAGAAGTGACCGATGTTTGTGGTGCAGGTGATACGTTTCTTGCATCATTAGTTTACTTTCATCTGGCAACATGTAACATGAATTTAGCTATTCCATTGGCAAATAAAGCAAGTGCAGTAACGGTGCAGAAGATAGGTACCTATGCACCTACAATGAAAGAGTTTTTATGAGATTAGAAGGCTTCGTTAAGAAGGGTTGGGGTCACGAGCTAATCTGGGCTACCAACGATAAATACTGCGGTAAGCTGTTACACTTTAAAAAAGGTGCAAAGTTTTCTATGCACTTTCATGCTCATAAAGATGAGACATGGTATGTTCTTAGTGGTAAGTTTAAAGTAGTTTGTATTAATACAATGAATGCTGATGAATACTCGCAGGTACTTGTAGAAGGTGATACCTGGCATAATACACCCTTACTACCACATCAGTTGATATGTATTGAAGAGGGTACTATAATAGAAGTATCAACGCCTGATTCAGTAGAAGACAATTATAGGGTAGCACCCGGGGACAGTCAAACAAATGGCACAATTCATTCCAAATGATATTATGAATGGTAAAAATAGGCCTAAGTTTGTGGCTGCTATTTACCCGAGTGATATAAAGCAAAAACAATCGCGGGGTAGCTCAGTAGTAGAGCGTGGGACTCATAATCCTGAGGTCGGAGGCGCGCATCCTTCCCCCGCAACCATTTCCCCTAATATTATTTTAGGGTATAACTAGTTCCAATACTTAGAGGAATCTAGATTATCCCAATACGCTTTGTTATTGCGGTTAATAAAATTCTTTATGAGATAGGTTGCCATACCAAAATAACCCATCTTTTTAAACCTGCGTGAATCTTGTCCGAAGTAGTGGCTTACTATTTTAAACTTTTTAGGACTATATTTTCGGGATAGGAAATAGTCCTCTGATGTTGCGGTCTTTTCTGGAAACCCTCCAAACTCCTCAAATCTATCTTTACGGGTCAGCATAAATGCACCAACTGCAAATGGTGAGAAGAACTTTAATGTATGATTTACAATATTAAAAAGAGTGAATCCAATAATTGCTCTTCTATCATTATCATAACATTTTATATTCAGTCCAACAAGATCTAAGTCTTTTGAAACTATTTCGTTAACAGAATCGCGAATAACGTTATTATTAAAAAAACGAACATCAGCATCGATGAATAGAATATAAGGAGTTTTAGCTAAGTATGCTCCATTATTCTTAGCTTCAGAAACAGGACCACCTTTAATGATCTCTACATTTAAAGAATGACTATTATCCCTTATAACTTGCCTCGTATTATCAGTAGAGCAATCAGCAATTATAATTTTAGTATCACCTATGTCCTGAGAACGAAAAGAATCTAATAAATGAGAGATATAGTTCTCTTCATTTTTACAAGGTACAACGATAGTAATTTTATCCGATAACTTCATCTGTTTCATTTGTCCAAGTAATAATTTCCCACTTACCGTCCCAGTGCTCTACTAATGCAGTGCATGACTCAACCCAGTCACCGTCATTCATATACACGATACCGTCTATTTCTTTTATTTCTGCATGGTGAATGTGACCACAAATAACCCCGTCGTAACCACGCTTCTTACAATACCCTGCTAAGTTTTGTTCAAATTTAAATATAAAGTCTACTGCTTTTTTGACTCTGTGTTTAAGATACTGACTAAGACTAAAGTACCTAAGACCCATGCGATGAAGTATCCAATTAAGTTTACTATTAAGCGATAAAACCATATCATATGCTTTGTCTCCTAAAAATGCTATCCACGGTGCCAGTCTTGTAATACCATCAAACAAATCACCGTGGGTAACAAGATAATGCTTACCATCTGCACCTATATGTTCAATTTGATTATGAATTTCAACCAACCCGAAACTAAACCCGTAAGGTATCATTGGTCTCAAAAATTCATCATGATTTCCTGCAATGTATATTACTCTGGTACCTCGTTTAGCATGCCCTAACACACGTCTTACCACATTAGTATGAGACTGCTTCCATCGCCATTTATTTTGTTGTATGCGCCAGGCGTCAATTATATCACCTACTAGGTACAGAGTATCACAGGTATTATGCTTTAAAAAATTATTAAGTTTACCGGCTTTACAATCATTAGTACCTAAATGAACATCACTAATAAAAATACTGCGATACTTTTTAGAGTTCATTATACGGTAAAACTAGACACTAAAACTACTACCACACCCACATGTATGTTTTGCGTTGGGATTGGTAATTACAAATTCTTTTTTCATAAATTCATCTTTGTAATCAATATTTGCGTCTTGCAAATATTGCATACTTGCTGCATCAATTAAGACTCTGAATTCATCTAGAGGAAATTCAAAGTCATCTTCATTCATAACTTCATCCATGGTAAACCCGTAATTAAACCCGGAACACCCTCCACCCACTACAAAAGTTCTTAATGAAACTTTAGGGTTATTTTCTTCACGTAATAAGTCTATGATCTTAGACTTTGCAACATCTGTAATTGTAATCATGTATAGCCGCCTTTATTGCATCTTCTGCAAGTATTGAACAATGTATTTTAACTGGTGGGAGGGCAAGCTCTTCAGCAATTCGTGAATTAGTAATCTTTCCCGCTTCGTTAAGCGTTTTCCCTTTGACCCATTCTGTGACAAGACTGGAGCTTGCAATGGCAGATCCACACCCGTAGGTTTTGAATTTTGCATCTACTATAATACCTTCAACAACTTTAATTTGAAGCTTCATTACATCGCCGCATGCAGGCGCACCAACCATACCAGTACCAATACTAAGATCACTCTTGTCAAAAGATCCGACATTCCTGGGATTTTCATAATGGTCAATAACCTGTTGCGAGTATGACATTATTTCTTCGCTATCATCGCTTGAATTTTCTCTTGCATTATCTTAGCCCAAAATGGCTGGGGAAAGTTCCAGCCTATAAATGCTCCTACTGCTACCCAAAGTAAAATATCTAACATAGTTTCTCCTTTTTTTATATTTATGTCACAACCTTTAACGTCCAACATATATTTGAGGTTCTTTTTCTCTACGACGCTGTTCTTCGCTCTTTGGAATTAAATCATCCCCATATTGGGGATATTTTTTTGATCGATCGTAGGCAACCCACATCATAGTAAAGCCAAACGTAAAAATAATTATTAAAATAAAGATACCAATGATAGCTTCACTTCTAAGTTTATCTAATCTTGCCTTACGTCTTTTTGCTTGAATGACATCATACTGCAATTGCTTTATAAGTAATGCTTTTTGCTCCTTACCCATCACCTTCATCATATCTTCAACCTCAGTATACAGTGCACCAAGTTCAGGTGGGCTCTGGTATACCATTAACTCGCGTAATTCAACACTCATCTGCTCTAATTGTTTCTTCATTAGAACTCGCTGCAGTGCTCTCTTACCGAGGCTATCTGTACCGCTATATACTTCAGATCTAGCGCGTCTCTCTTCTTCTTCAAATACTGCAATACATTTGTGAAAGTTATCGTAGTATGTACCCAAGTGCTCACCAATTTCCTGATATATGCCTGTCGTTTCACCGTCTTTTTTATTAAGGTCGATGACACGGTTCTTTTCTTCAATGTAAGCGTTACGCTGTGCAGTAGTTGCTCCTGCAGGGTATAATTTATGAAATTGATCGTCGAGATCTTTTAATACATCTTTTATATCCCCTGCAGCACCCTTTATATCCTTATAAAGTTTACAGCCGGCTTTAACTGCGGAAACTGCTCCGTTAGCTAAAGCAAAAAGTGTTAATGGGTCCATTTAGCATTATGGTAAATATCTACCTATTAAACTATTAACAATTTTATTTGATAAGTCATCAGGTAAAAATTTTAAGAACCCTAAAAAATATAACGCCACACTACCATACACAAATATCTTTAAGCACATATCAAAAGTTTTTTGATATTCATTCATCTTCCACACCTAGCGCTTGTTTGGCACCATTCTATCAATTCATAAGTGCCGATGCCAAATATAAACACTATAAATGCAACTGCACCTATAATCATTACCCACTCATTTAACTCTTCTTCTTTTTGTTTACGCTTACGTTCTTGTGCATTATGGAGTCTTAAATCATTAGCATCATCTGCATCCATTTCTGCTTGACGAGCCTTGATCTTATTCCACACGTCGATCTTGCCCGTCTGCATAAACAGCAATTTTAATTCTTCTTCGAATGCTCTGGCCTGTTCTAATGCCATTTCAATCTGAAGAGCGGTTCCCATGTTGGAACCCTTCTTTGTCTTTTTAGCTTCAATTAATGCTTTAGTGGCGGTACTCTTGGCATCAAACATCTTGCCAATCATTGGGGCAAGAGAACCTAAGTCGTTGGCAACTTTTGCTGCCTTCTTAACCATGCTGATAGCAGATTGAATGCCCGCAAGGGCTGTGATAGGATCTATCATTTGTTTTATTCCTGTTTACATATTTCTTTGTGAAGCCGTTGTGAGCAATCTTTTTTAACCCATTCTAGGCAATATACTTTTCGCTCATAAACATCACCTGTCCATCCCCAGCGTACGCACCTTTTACCGTCGTCTGGTTTGTCTTTATTATTTTGACCGACTGCTGGTAATATAACGGTCAGTAGTAAAACTACTAACCACTTTAAATAGGCAACCATAGCCAAATACCTTGGCTCATTAAAAGTGCACCGATTGCACTAACACCTAAACTAGCCCAGAACATACCCATGCTAACGGCAAGTATAGCAGCAGATAATAGGACGATACTTAATTGTAAAGCAGAACCTGCAAACGTTAACCATGGGCCGTGTTTTTTAGCATTGTCCCTGTCAGCTTCAAGCCCTCTTGCTTTAGCCATTAGTTCTTTCTTACCCTCATTTGATTTAGGGTCAGACTCATAACGCTCTATTTTAGCCTGTAACTGTTCACGTCTTGCGGGATCTTTTGTATCTTCAAGCTGACCTTCGGCAATGGATTGCTTTATAGATTTGGCTTGGTAAAAGTTCCAGGTATCGTTAGCTTTAATTGTATTAGTTAGTACACTGCTACTAATACCGTTTGCAATATAAGTATTAACAGCAAGTAAAGCAGCTATAACCGTAATGGTCCACCCTGCTTTATCTTTAATTCGTGCTTCTCTTTCCGAGCGTGAGAGTATCTTTACTTCTTCCATCTTTATCTCCATTAAATTACTATTTTATGTAATGGTCACGAACACGTTGCATGTTCAGATAAAGTCATATATACTATGGTATTATTTATAATCTCTCAGATGCTATTCTATACTAATATCTATACGCGTGGAAACTACGTTCATTTTCGTGGTTTTAAAGACGGAAAACGCGTAAATCAAAAGATTCCCTTCCAACCTACCCTATATGTTCGTTCTGGTAAGCCATCAGAATTTAAATCGTTGTGGGGTGAAAATCTCGAAAAGATTAAGTTTAGTACGATTAAAGAGGCAAGAAACTTTGTTGAGCAGTATAAGGAAGTAAGTAACTTCCCTATCTTCGGTAATAGAAGTTATACGTATCAGTTCATCAGTAAGATGTTCCCTGATATGATTGAGTTCGATATATCGTTGATGAAAATTGTGACTATCGATATTGAGACAACAACGGAATACGGGTTTCCTGAACCCAGGACTGCTCAAGAGCAAGTCACCCTTATATCAGTACAGGACTTTAATACCAAAGTAATTACTACGTTTGGCTGTGGACCCTATCTAAGCAAGAAACCTAATTCCGTATACGTTCAGTGTAAGGATGAGTTCGATCTTCTACGCCAGTTTATTAATCATCATAAGTCCGATTACCCTGATGTGACGACAGGTTGGAATAGTCAGTTATTCGATATAGCATATCTTTCTTCTCGTATTACAAAAGTCCTTGGTGAAAAAGCCTTAGATGAATGCTCCCCATGGGGTATTATCAGACAATACGAAGTACCTACTGCCCGGGGTCGTACTCAATTGGCGTATGAGTGGTGTGGTATTTCTATTCTCGACTTTATGGATCTGTATAAGAAGTTTTCTTATAAGATGGTTGAGAACTATAAACTGGATACCGTTGCTATGGAAGAGCTCGGTGAGAATAAATTAAAAAACCCTCATGCAACGTTTAAAGAGTTCTATACCAAGGACTGGGAACTATTCGTAGACTATAATATCCGTGACGTAGAGTTGGTAGATAGGTTAGAGGATAAGATGAGGATCATTAACTTGATTCTTACGATGGCTTATGATGCTAAGTGTAACTATACCGATATCTTTTCATCTGTAAGAACTTGGGATTGTATCCTATACAATAAGTTGTTAAAAGATAATATTATTGTACATAACCCACCGGGTGTAGATCCAGATAAGGATCGTACTATCATGGGTGCGTATGTTAAGGAACCTAAACCTTCTCGCTACGACTGGGTTGTATCTTTTGATGCTACCTCTCTATATCCCTCTATCATTATGACCTGGAATATGTCTCCAGAGACGTTGGTAGATGGTCAAAAGTTCTTAGCAGATGACGAGAGATCGATCCAGCGGTTGATAGACCATGAAGTGAACACGTCAGAGTTGCATAAGAATAACTGGTCTATGACTGCAAATGGACAGAGTTTTACTCGAACTAAGAAAGGTATATTTCCTGAGCTTATTGAGTTTTACTTTACCTCCAGGCAGGTGGCCAAGAAAGAAATGTTAGCTGCCCAGACTATGTACGAGGAAACTAAAGATAAAAAGTATCTTGGTTTGATCTCTAGTCTTAACTCCAAGCAGATGGCTGCTAAGATCTTGATGAATTCACTTTACGGTGCAATGGGTAATATTCACTTCAGGTATTACGATATTCGTATTGCTGAAGGTATTACTATGACCGGTCAGTTTTTAATTAGATCGGTTGCTAAAAAACTAAATGAGTTTGTTAATAAAGAAGTAGGAACTAAAGATGTTGAATATTCTTTTTACTCTGATACCGATTCTACCTATATTACTCTTGGTGCTCTTGTTGAGAAGAATCTTGCAGGTAAAGAGAAGTCAGCCATCGTTGACGTACTCGACAAGTACTGTGCAACTCAAATTGAACCGACGATCAATGATGCTTGTGAGTCTATTTCAGATTATCTGAATACTTACCAACGTAAGATTAAGTTCAAACGTGAGATTATTGCTGATAGAGGTATTTGGATTGCTAAGAAACGTTATGCTGTTAACGTTTATAACTCTGAGGGTGTTGCATACGATCCCCCTAAACTAAAAGTACTGGGTATGGAGATTGTTAGATCCTCTACCCCTGCACCGGTACGGAAGGCATTAAAAGAGGCAGTGGCAATTGCACTTACTAAAGATGAAACTACTTTAAGAAAGTATGTAGTAGATCTAGAAGCCAGGTGGCATAGTCTTGAACCGGAAGATATTGCTTTTCCTCGTGGTGTTAACGGTATCAAGGAGTATGCAGACTCTAACGGTATCTTTAGGAAAGGTACCCCCATTCACGTGAGGGGTGCTCTCATATATAATCATCTAGTTACAAGCAAAGGGCTAGAGAAAATGTATCAGTTGATTCAAGAAGGTGATAAGATTAAGTTCTTATATCTTCGTGAACCTAATCCACTTGGTACCCATGTTATTACCTTTGCTGGTGAAGTACCGCCTGAATTTAAAATTCGGGATTACATTGATTATGATAAAATGTTTGAGAAGTCTTTTCTTGAACCCCTTAACTCTTTACTCAGCTGTATTGGCTGGCAAGTTAAAGAAACCGCATCTTTAGAAGGATTATTCGGATGAAAAAATATATTGCAATTCTCTCGCTACTGTTAGTTACTCAGGCATTTGCTCAAAAGATACCCAAGAACTCAGCAACCTATGATACTCAAGTTTTACGTGTAAGCGATGGTGATACGATTGTTATCGCGGCGCCGTTCTTACCTGCTCCGCTCAAACCAGAACTAGCAGTTCGTATCTTCGGAGTTGATACTCCAGAAAAGGGACATAGAGCACAGTGCCCACAAGAAGATCAAAGAGCACAGTTAGCTAGTAAGTGGACCACGCAGCTGGTAGCTCAAGGTGGTAAGATACAAGTTACATTATATGCCTGGGATAAATTTGGTGGTAGAGTACTTGGGGATATTATTGTAAACGGTCAAAGTGTTCGAGCAGGGTTAATTGCTAACGGTTTAGCACGTGAATATTACGGTGACGCCAAACAAAGCTGGTGCCAGTAAACGATTGACCTTACGGCTGGGCTATATTATAATATGTGATCTATAAGGAACTATACAATGTCTATACTTGATAAAATAAAGAAAAACTCTACGATTAAAGATACGGCTATTTTAGCCGATTCGAAGTTCTTTCAAAAGAAGGATATGATCCCTACTTCTATTCCTGCGATTAATATTGCTTTGTCAGGTAAACTTGAAGGTGGTCTGACGCCTGGTCTAACTATGTGGGCTGGGCCTTCGAAGCACTTTAAGACGGCTTTTTCGTTGTTGATGGCTAAGTCGTATCTAGATAAGTACCCTGATGCTTGCTTGCTCTTCTATGATTCTGAATTCGGTACTCCTCAGTCTTACTTTGACTCTTTCGGTATCGATTCTAAACGAGTTATTCATACGCCTCTAACTAATATCGAGCAATTGAAGTTTGATATAATGACCCAGCTTGAAGGCGTAGAGCGAAACGACCATGTAATTATTATTATTGATTCGATAGGTAATCTTGCGTCTAAGAAAGAAGTTGAAGATGCTTTAGAAGGTAAGTCAGTTGCAGATATGTCTCGTGCAAAGCAGATTAAGTCTTTATTCCGAATGGTAACTCCTCATCTTTCGTTAAAAGATATTCCTATGGTTGTAGTTAATCATACCTATAAGACTATGGAGTTGTATTCTAAAGATGTTGTAGGTGGTGGTACAGGTTCTTATTATGCTGCCGACAATATCTTTATCCTAGGTCGTCAACAAGAAAAAGACGGTACTGAGGTTGTAGGTTATAACTTTATTATCAATGTTGAAAAGTCTCGTTATGTAAGAGAAAAGTCTAAGATACCCGTTACCGTTCGCCACGATGGTGGTATCAGTCGTTGGTCTGGTCTACTGGATATGGCTATTGAATCCGGTCACGTAGTTAAGCCAAGCAATGGTTGGTATTCACGTGTAGATAAAGATAGCGGGGAGATCGAAGAAAAGAAATTCCGTATTAAGGATACAGATACTAAAGAGTTCTGGATACCTATTCTTACGACTAAGTCGTTCCATGACTGGGTAAAGGAAACGTATCAGGTTGCTAATGGTGCAATCTTAACTGATCTCGAAATAGACGAGGAGTACGCAGATGCTAAGGAATGAATTATTTAAACCTTGGTTCGTTGGCGAAAAGGATTGGGGCTTTGAAATTATTGATGGTGAGTATAAAGGCGTAACCGTTCAGATTGAAAAGTTAGATTGGCCTGATGAGGGTAAAAATGAACTGGCCCTTGACTACCATGTAGTACATAAACCCGAAATAATTACGGATGAAGATGTTAAGGGTGATAAATTTAAAGTTGTCATAGAAGTTATTATTAACGATATTTTAAGAGAAGCAATTGATGACCTCAAACAGACTAGAGATAACGATACTACGGAATCTAGTACACAATGAAAGCTACATGCGAAAGGTCTTACCGTTTGTAAAGTCAGAGTACTTTACAGATGAGAGTGAGAGAACGATCTATAAGGTAATTAGTGATTTTGTAGTTAAGTATAATAAGCCACCGACTACTGAGGCGTTGGGTATAACATTACAGAATTCTAATTTACCTGAAGGTACGTTTAAAGAGACCAGTGACCTGGTAAAAGAGTTAGAAGTATTCGAGCAGCCTAATCAAGATTGGCTGTTAGATGAGACTGAGAAGTTTTGTAAAGATAAAGCCGTTTATAATGCCATTCTTCAATCGATTGGTATTATGGAAGGTAGAGATAAGAACTTTAGTAAAGATGGCATACCATCGTTGTTACAGGAGGCGCTAGGTGTCTGCTTTGATTCTTCC